TATCAAAGTAGAAAGCTACTATCTGGTGATAAAAAGCCTAAATATCTCTCTAAGCTTAATACAGAAAAGTCGGTATTCAACTTTGATAATATATCTCCTGTAAGCAATAACATTTTTATATTTGAAGGACCTATAGATTCTTTTTTTGTGCGGAACGGAGTCGCTATAGGTGGTATACAAAGTACATCTAAAAACACTTTTACACCATATCAACAATCTCAGATAAATAGATATCCTTTTTACGATAAAGTATGGGTATTAGATAATCAATTTATAGATGAGTCAGCTAAAGAAAAAACTTTAATTCTTTTGAAAGAAGGTCACAGTTGTTTTATTTGGCCCAAAGAATTAAAAATGTTCAAAGACTTCAATGATATATGTATAAAAGGAAGGCGAGATGAAATCACCTCGCCTTTTATTCTGAGTAATACGTATAAAGGAGTTGAAGGTATAATTAAGCTTAACTTATCTACCTAACACTCTTCTTCTAAAAGCTCCATCGTTATTACAGAAACCAGAGTCTTGAGTAGGACCGCATTGAGTCTCACGCTTTTTAGAAGGCTTTGGCGCTGGAGCTTTTTTAATGGTATCTGGTGTAATATTACAGCAATATCCAGAATCACATGTTGTAGAGCTAGTACTACCTGCTCCTACAGAGCAAGAAGAAGGTTGGCTACTACAACAAGTAGAGCTCGAGGAAGAATAATTACAGCTACAACACGAAGAGCTGCTTCCTATACCTACATTGCTTGGGGTAGAATTGTTATCTGTTGTACATTTCTGAGAGCTGCTTGAGCTTGTACAACAACAAGAGTTTGATTGATTACATGTTCCCATAATAAATTATTTATGCTTTTCTGTATATAAGTTCTTTAATTGTTCGTTTAAGGATGCGAGTCTTTCAGCGATATCTAATACTTCTGCTTTGGTAGCATCGCTAATATCATCAAATAAGGTACCCACTTTAGCTTCAGCTTTTAGTTTACCTAAAATACTACCTTCGGCGCCGTTAATATAATTTTTGAATTCATCAATAGCAGAAATCCAACCTTTTAAGGTATTAAGATCTTCTGCATAATTTACATTAGGCTCTTCTACCTCTTCAAAATCTCTACTATTTTCTGGTTCGTCTAATGAACCTTGGAAGGCTTCAGCGTCATCTTCTGGGCCTGCATTTAAAGCATCTATATCTTCTTGCTCATTTAATAAAGAAAAAAACTTTTTTTCGAACTTACTCATATAAATATTTATTATGAATGATATACTTTTCGAGGACTTATATACCTATACTAACAAATATTATAAAGATCAAGCTCGTAGGAGCGCGAGACCTATAACTAAAACGTTAGCAGATATAGCAAAAAATAGTCCTGAAGAGTATAATAAACAATCCTCTAATATGATACCATACCCTGGTGATGCAATTGTAGAGGCATTAGGTAATACATTCACTAAAGCAAGCGACGCGGCTTATCTTATAGATCAGCTATTTAATAATCCAGCTGTCACTTATGATGATAAAACTCAAAAAATAGTAAAATTAAAGTTGAATAAAGTTATGGAGATAATAAAATCTATATCAAAAGATCTAGATAAAAATGACTCTTCAAATACTTAAAAGCTTACTATTAGTTTGTATTGTTAGTAGTACTATAGCATACATTGGATACAAAAATACTTCAAAATCATTTGTAGAATTTTTTATAATCTCTACAATTTTACAGTTTGTCTTTTTTTACTTTTATAATAGTATAATTGCTTACGTAACAAGACTAAAATTAGAAAAGCAAAATCTTGACACTATACAGTTAATGAACACTAACAATGTTTTAATTGATTGTAGTTCATGTAAAAAAACTAATAATGTCAGAGTAGTTCTTACGGAGTCTAATGACTTTGTATGTGAACATTGTAAAACTGAAAACGGTCTTGATATTCAATTTAATACTATTACTAAAACTAAAATATATGAGTGAACTAACTAACGAACAGGAAGCGAGATGGATTTGCTTATTCGAAGCTGTTAACATCATCGCTGCAAAAGCAGAAAATCTTGGCCAAAAAAGTGAATCCTACTTAAAGCCTTTACCTATTGAAAAATATGTTAAGGAGAGGTTCCCCGCAGTGTTCAAAGATTTAGAATACGAAAAGACTTGTCACGAGTAGTCTCCGTATACATCGTCATTATCTCCGTAATTGAAATAAGAAGCTTGTTCAGTATCTAGATCGTTAATATAATCCTGTACAGATTCAGAGGTTTTACCGCTTAATGCATCATCAGTAATTTGTTCTGATGCACTTTCTTCGACATCATCATCAGTATGTGAGAAATCATAACGTCTAGCTTTTATTTTAAAGAGATAATGACCTTGTAATTGATTAATACTATTAATACTTTCATCAACTCTCTCTGTAATTTCGAAATATTTACCGGTACGAGAACCTGGCCTATCATTACCTAGTTCAGTGAGTTGGAAGACATCTCCAGCTTTAGGTTCTATTAATTCACTAGATAAGTACATTGATGATAAAGTGTCTTGATAAGTGCTTATATCTATATAGGCTTCAACCTCATCATCAGAGGTTAAGCCGTACTTTGAAAACGTAATAGAATTATCAGATAACTGCATTACCATTACGAGAGTTGTACCTTCTTTGAAGCCATCTACAGTATTTTCTCCATAGAACTTATCAGCTGCAGATAAAGTAAAATCTCTTACAAAGTAAGTAGTACTAGTACCATACTGAGCAATTTGGTCGCGCCACCATACTTTGAAAAGTCTTTCTCTTTCGTTAGTATTGTTACTCTTATCGGTAAATCTACCTGTATTAGAGTAATAGTTAATACCACTAACACTATCTGTTATATAGCAACTCATTTACTTATAGTATATTTACCGTTATTTACTGATATTGTTATACCAGTGTTACCGAGTTTTCTAGGTTTAGAATCAGTTAAGTCAGTAACTTTAAATAGCTTTATAATTCTTTGAGCTGTTTTTAAAGATATATTAAAACTACCTTTGTCTAACTTCTTAAGTCTTTCAAGTTCCTGAGGGTAACTCGGATCAGTCTTATCATAATCAGCTAGAAGATTTTGCCTTTTCCTATAAGACCCTGTAGAACCTTGTAGTTTCATAGGCTTTAGCGCTTCAAAGAATAGCCTTTTAAATAACATATAATTATTTATAAAAAAAGAGCCTCTATTACTAGAGGCTCTTACAAATATTTGTTTTATTATCGTTTAAACTGTTGGGGAATTCTTTGCAGGGGAATGACCTGTCTTCTTTCCTTCACCTGTTTCCTTAGAACCAACTTCATCAGTTGCTGATGCATCACCTGTTCCGCTAGACTTACCACCTAAAGAATCAGCTGCTGGTTCAGAAGCCTTACCACCGCCATCGGAAGGATCAACCCCTGGCTTAGCACCATCATTAGTGTGTTGATTTTCTTCTTCAAAAGGATTAGCTTCTTCCTCTTCGTATCCCATTGAACCTTCTTCACTTTCTTCACCTTCGTCTTCACCTTCATCTTCTTCAGGTTCGACTTGTGCGAGAATGTCCTTAAGTAATTGGACATGATCAGGAGTTAATGTGATAGTAATGTCTCCGCCTTCAGCTTCAAGACCACCTTCGTCACCAGCATCGTCTAGATCGATACCGAGCTCCATGGCTTCATCGTCAGCTTCGCCCATTACCTGTTCGAATAGTTTATCAAAAATAGATTTATCTTCAGTCATGACTTTATCTTTCTTTAAATTATTTATGTTTTTCGATTCCTTTTTTGTATCTTTTTTATCATCTTCAACTGCATCATCTACTCCCTCTGCGTCAGGACCGTCACCCACAATCTTTTCAGAATCTTCTTCGTCTTTTGGTCTTTGATCTGCTTCAAGGTATACTGGATAAGGTCCATCAAGCTTAGATACAATATCTTCAATTTTTCTCCTTAGCATTTTTTTATAAGCATCTACGCTACCATAATTTTTATTAGCGAAAGCTACATCTGGATTATCATATAGTTTTTTGAGGTCCTCGATATCCTTACGCATATCTTGTTGTTCGGTACCTTCATTTATAATTTTACCGTTATATAAATTGTTTAGTACTTTGTAATCAGTCAAGTCCATAATAATATTTAAGAAAACTTTACTTTTTTTCTTACAGTAATAAATATGTATGAAAGTTTTATATTATGGCAAATTCTATCGCAAATCAATTTAAAGGACTACCAATTGAAGAACTTATTGTATCTCCTTTGGTAGGTATGGCAAAAGGTCAAGCAAGATTAAACGACGTAACTTGGAAATATATCCAAGAGGTTGGTTTCGACACTAAAGATGGTAAATCAATTCCACGTGCATTGGATGTAGAGATTAATAGATACGTACAAGTTGAAGGAGCAGCTGAACCAGAATTGCAAACCCTTCAAAGTAAAGTTCCGTTATTACCTTTAATACCACTTCCTTCATTAGCTATCACCCAAGCTGATATCCAATTCACAATGGAAGTACAACAACACGATACTCATACAGATAGTACTGAAAGTGAAACGTCTGTTGATGTAAATGTAAAATATAAGTCTTGGTGGGGCTTGAGTGTTGAGTCTAAATTGCACGGTAAGGTTACTAACAAGTCTGAAAATACTCGTAAAACCGACAATACTGCAAAGTACGACGTGAAAGTACATGCAGAGCAACTACCCGCTACAGAAGGTATGATGAAGCTCAGTGATGCTTTAATCACTATGATTGAGCCAGTAGTTGCTAATCCTAGCAAGTAATATATTATTACACTATGAAATCCGTCTCGTTGGAAAATCTGATAAAATCAATAAAGCTCTCGATAGTTAAGTCGACAGATATTCTTGAAAAGAGTCATATACAAAAGTTATCAGAGTATTTCAACGCAGACGGAACCCCTATTTGTAAAACACTAAGCTTTAATGGTAAAGAAACTAGTATTCCCCTTTACACATTAATTAATCATCAAACATTAGCCTTAGATGAACTTGAAATGTCGTTTAAGGCTAAATTATTTGATTCAAATGAAGAATCTGAAACAAGTGACAAGTATGACTTAGTTAATAAAATAAAAAAGAACCCCTTCAACCCTTTTCAGGGTAAAGAAATACAAGTTGATATGAGGAAGGCTAAAGAAGATGCAGCAGGTTTTGCTGAGGTTCGACTAAAATTTAAGATTACTGATAAACCTGAAGAGGTTTCTCGTATTGAAGACTTACTAATTCAAGATATTGTTCAAAAATGATAGGTACAGGCTTACCTTGTCCTTGTTGTGGTGCAAAGTTACAACTAACAATTGATTATATTATCAAAAACCCTATTTCGGCGTGCCCTGTTTGCAAATCTATAATGAGTTTCCCTGTCAACGAAGACCTTTTTAAGCAATATAAAGAAGCTCAAGCGGAAATAGAGTCTATAAAAAGTAAATATTTCAAGTAATTATGCCTAAAAAAGATGAAGATAAATATTATTTGGGTAATAAAAATTTACCTTCTGCAAATATGGAGTTTGAATGGACCCCGAAAATGGTTCGCGAACTCAAGAAGGCAAAACAAAACATTTTATACTTTGCAGAGAATTTCTTTTTTATAGTTAATCTAGATAGAGGTAAAATGAGAATACCTCTTTATGCTAGTCAAAAAAGAGTACTAAGATCATTGCGCGATAATAGATTTGTAGCCTGTCTAGCATCACGACAGACGGGTAAGACAACAATGATGACAATATATGCGCTATGGATAGCATGCTTTCAAGAAGATCAGCGTATACTTGTTGTAGCAAATAAAGAACAAACAGCTATCAATATCTTTTCTCGTATTAGAACAGCGTATGAGATGTTACCTAACTATCTCAAACCTGGTGTTATTGAGTATGGTAAAACATCCATGAAGCTAGCTAACGGTAGTAGTATAGGTATTAGTACTACAAGTTCAGATGCAGGTCGTGGTGATTCCTGTAACGTTCTTATTCTTGATGAGTTGGCTTTCATTCCTAATAACTTAGTAGATGCATTCTGGAAATCAGTTTACCCTATTATTTCATCATCTAAAAAATCTAAAATTTTCATCGCATCGACTCCTAATGGTACAGATAATCTTTTCTATAAACTGTATATGGATGGCCAAAATAAGAAGAGTAACTGGTATGCAGAAAAAATGATGTGGTATGAAATACCAGGTAGAGATGAAAAATGGAAACAAGAAACTATTCAATCTATAGGTAGTGAAGAAGCCTTTAGACAAGAGTTTGATTGTGAGTTTTTAGAGTCGGGAGATACTTTTATTGATGAAGAATACTTCGCAAAGCTAGAGAGTTTAATTTCAGAACCTAAACATATTTTCGAAGAAGGTGCATATAAAATATGGGAAGAACCTAATACAGAAAATATCTATACTATCGGAGTAGATATAGCAGAAGGGGTTGGTAAAAATAGTTCTGTAATTCAGGTATTAGATATTACAGATTTAACAGAAATTAAACAAGTAGCTGAATATTGTAGTAATACGATTAATCCGTTTGAATTCGCTACTAAAGTTCACGAAATATGTCACCATTGGGGAGCTCCACCAGTACTAATAGAAAGAAACAATAGCGGTGGTCAGGTTGTAGATACTTTATATCAGAATTATAGATACCCTAATATTGTAAGTTACAGTCCAAGGACTGGTAAGTTTAAATTTGATAGATTAGGAGTTTATGCTCATACAAACACGAAATATAAAGGTGTTATGAATATGAGATACTGGGTTCATGAACTTAAATGTATATCTTTTAAGAGTAAAGAGACTATTGATGAACTGAGAGCTTTTGAGCGTAAACCTAACGGTACATGGAGTGCAAAGCCTGGTTACAACGATGATAGAGTTATGTCTCTTATATGGGCGTTAATGATATTAGATTCTTCTTTAGTTCAGAGGTATTACGATATAATAGAATTAGATGATAATGGGAAACCTAAAAGCATTATGCTTTCAGAATTTGTACATCAAAAGTTTGCAGGATTTTTAAATGATTATAAGACTCAAAATATTTCAGACGCTTGGGAACCACCTAATGTAGTGTTTCAAGATATAAATATTGGTGAGCAACAAGACGAAATAGACGATATGATTGCGGATGGCTGGGAGGTATTACAATGAATCAAGCACCACTTAATAAAAATAGAAATGATAAATTTATACTGGTACTAACTTTACCAGATGCTCTAAAAAAGATTAACGATAAAATAACTAGAGATAGTAATAAAGTTAATGCGGATAGTCTCGAAATGAGCGTATTTGGTACATTGACTCCTTCAATTGATATCCCATCAGTTACTTTACCATATGGAGCTCAAAGCATTAAAGTTAGTTCTCATGTAAGAGAAGCTCCATCAAATTTTAGCTTTAATTTCAAAATAGACAATGAATATAAAAACTACTGGGTTATTTACAAATGGCTGGACTTAATGAATGATGTTAAAACAGGTCATTTTAACTCAGATGATATAATTAATATA